CGTTGCGGAAAAACGCATCGTTAAAGAAAGCCTGTCCACCCTGGATAACAAACGGCAGAGTCACGGTCCCTCCCGCCTGAGTCATCACAGCAAAGCGGTCAGCCAGGAAGAGAACCTGCGACTGCATTCCCGCTGGCGTATTCTGAACACCAATCCCCATCCCTGCCGCGTACTGGTTACCATTAGAATCAACAGCGACCTTGATGCTGTACATCGCATTCAGGTTGTTATTGATATCTGCCGACACCTGAGCGTTCGTGACAATGGCCGCTGACTGCCCGTTAACCGTGACCTTAAGCGAGTTGATCTGCGTGGCTGATACTTGAGTGAAATCAGCAAGCGTCTTAGACAGATCGGTAACATTCGCCGTGTTTCCACCGGCGCTGGAATCCAGGGTGCGCAGAGACTCAGCGACAGCCTTACTTGCGTCTGCCATGACGTTGTCGACTCGCTCTATACCGGCTTTGTTATCACCATATTGCACGCTCAGAAGGTTACGCTGGTTAACCTGAGCGAGCGTACTCGTGATCAGCGCAATAGCATTGTTTTGAATTCCGCCGTTGGCCTTGTCCGTTTTCGCTCCCAGCTCTTCAAGGCGTGATGCCATTGAGGAATCGAGGTCCGTGACAACCTGGCTAAGGTTGGTGATTGAAGCTGTATTCTGTGCACCAACCGCAGCAGCAGAATCCGCTTTATCAGAAGCAACCTTCGTGGCGGCGGTTAGCTGGCTGACCTCAGAAGCTCGAGCTTCCGCTTCTGTTGCCAGAGCCTGTCGAACCTCGGTAACACCCGCTTCGTTCTGCTCTGTCTTAGCCTCCAGACGTGTTACGTCCGTTACACGCGCCTCCGTCTCAGTAGCGATCACCTCCCGGAGTTGTTCGAAGGTCGCAGAGTTAGCGCCCTGCTGGGCTGTCTGCCGCACGACAACATCAGCAATAGCAAGCGCGTTGCCGATGATTGCTTCTGCTGTCTGCTTATTCGATCCAACCGCCGCTGCAAGACCGTTTGCATTCTCTTTGATTGCATCAGCCAGTTCTGCGAACTTTTCACTACTCTCGACGGCGCTCTCGATGAGGTCTTTAAAGGTATCGCTCTCCTTAATTTCCTCCAGGATTGCATCGGTGATATCGCTAAAGTCATCCGTTGGCTTTCCTGAAGCCTCAACAAAATCAGAAACCCCGAACGCGTTGCGTGTCCGGACATAAACGTAATAGACGTGGTCAAACTTGAGCTTTTGAATGGTCCACTGGTTCCCCCTTCCGAGGAATTGAGTTTTGTTCTCAATGTCATCGGTTAATGGGATCGGAGTCTCGCCTGCGTACCAGAACTCAAAAGAGGTATCTGATGTTGCCGTTACAGACATAACTGGCACCAGAGTGGCCTGTAATGGTCCGGGTATCCACTGAACGGAGTTAGGAGCCTTTGGCGCGCCTATAATAAGACTCACCTGAGTTTCGGCGCCTTTCATCCCGTTTTCATTGCGCCCACGAACGCCGAGCGTGTAGCTACCGGCAGCCAGACCGTAAAACTCATACCGGAACTGGTCAGTTTCGTACTGAGATACCAGCTTCCCATCAGCACTGTAGATGTACAGCTCAAACACCAGCTTTTTAGTGGTGGTTGCCGTCTCCCACGTTGCTGTAACCTGGACGGTCTCAGTGTTTGTGTTCAGGATTCGCAGGTTTTCCACGTTAGGCACGCGGTAGCCGTTCAACGTATCGCTGGGAACTTCAAACACTGCACCCTCGTCAACGATTGCCTGTTTGTTGGGGTCGTGCAATGAGGCCGTTATGCTGTAGACGGAGTTGTTTTCCGTTTCGGCAACGCTCAGTATCCGGAAAAGGCGAATCGCAACGCTTGCGGTTGAAATGGCAAATACAGTTCCCGCCCTCACCCAGTTCGGTTCGGTTTTGAGTGTGACGTTATTTCCGTTAACGCCATCAATCTCATAGCGAGAGAACTTTCCGTCCCTCCCCATAATCGACATAGTGGAGCCGTCTGTTACTACCGAGGAGTCCACAGCGTCAACCGTTATCACCTTCCAGGAATGAGAAACAATTCTCCCCCCAAGACGAGTTCCGGCGTAGTCATTATCCATGACCTCAACGATATCACACGGAGTGAAGTGGATAGCATCCCGAGCCATCTGGAAAGACAACCTGCTGCTTTCACGCTTTGCTGTTTCCAGCAGCCATTTACCTGCCCGCCATGCCTGTCCGCGAGAGGTGCAGCCAAACGCCTCCAGAGTGGTTTCGTTGTAGTTTCCTTTGGCTATCATCTCATCGTCGGAAACGTACTCTTTCACCTGCTCCCAGCCGTTGTCAGGATCGGTCCAGGACACTACAACGGCATTGTATTTCTCTGAACGCTTTACAGAGCTTCGTTTGAACTCGCCATTCACAACGTTGGCGTTCGTGATTGTCGCAATCGGATCCTGTGGCGCGTCCAGCATTACTGACAGGCGCAGGCCGTCCCACAGCGCAATGCCACGGAACATGCTCGCTATCTTGTCGAGAATGTCTCGCGCACTCGCCTGCTCTGTGATGTAGGCGTTGAGCGTCATGCGTGGCTCTTTGCCGCCATACCCATCATCTACAAGCTGATCGCAATATTGCGACAGAATGTAGAGTGCGCCATCGTCAACATCGATGTATCCGGCGCGTTTCGCCAGGCCAAATCGGGTGTTTTTCGCCAGCTCACGGAACAGCCACGCCGGGTTGTTAGTCCATGCCTTTTTGAAGCCCCCCGTCCACAACCCGGAGTAAGTTCTGGCAATTGAATCGTAGTTATCCGGTACGTCAACGATCAGCCCGCGAAGATGATATGTGCGGCTCGGCGTGTCGGTGTACTGGTCACGGTCGATGACTGAGCCGGCAACAGCAGAGAACGGATAGCTAAGGTTGTCGTCGGTGATCTCGCTATAGCTGTTCCAAACAGTCCCGTTTGACAGCAAATCGCTGCTGCTGTCAGGCGTAATGCGGCGAACGCGGATATCAAACGGTTTGGTGTCGGGGGCATCAATGACGTGCGCCTCAAGGTACTCGCCAGAGATTTTCCCTGTAATCGTCACCGTCTTCTCCATGACCCAGCCCGACGAGCCAGTTCTGGTCTCGATAACCATCGTTACAGAGGTGTTTTTCTGGTTACCCTTGGAGTCCTGCTCCATGAGCCCGGTGACGCCGATGTTAAAACGAACGCGGGTCACGTCCTGATCTGTCACGGTTCTAACCAGCGGGGTGTCGTAAGTGACCTCAGTGTTAACAATGGTCGTCGCTTCGATTGCAGAGAAGCCGTTGATTGGCTCCTGAGTCTCCGATCCAGGTCGCCAGGCAACACTAATGCCATTCACGTTGACATTACCGTTCGAGTCAGTGATAGGCGTCTTATTCAGCTTGAATGAAGACAGGTGCTCCTGATCCACCGGGCCCGCAATTGGCCCCTCAGATATCAGATCCAGTACCCGATAGAATTGTTTTGATTTGAGGTTATCGTCGAGTAGTTTGGGTTGATGCTTTACCGCCACCTGAAGACATAGCGCCACCTTAGCTGATTGATTCTTCCCAGTCGGAATTATTAGATGTGTCGATGCCGAGACTTATTACGTTGCTGCCGACCTCCATCTCACCGAGGAGTATCGGTACGGGATGCCCCTGTCCGACCCTGTTTTCTGCACTGGTAAACGAGTTATTCGTGAGGGTGTTTGTTTCGGCCGCTTCCGCTGAAGTTTTGCTTTTCATGTTCCGTGACATGTAGATGGAGTAAGCAACCGAGGCGGCAGACAGCACCAGTGAGGCAATGAGAACTATCGTACTGGTCTCAAGTCCAGCCCCATCAATCACCGGGACAAACAGCACTACAGAGCCATCCTTCAGGCGCCGATCCATGTGCCACTGCACCGAAGACGTTTCAACATCCTCACCCGCCACTCGCATTCTTACTCTGGCGTTCAGGAATGCTTTTTTGAACTCATGATTCTGAGCAAGCAAAAGACGAATGCCCTGGGCAGGGGTATCAACGTTCAGCTCTACTTTGCGGAAATGTCGGCGTAAATGCCCTGCAAATTTAAAGATGAGCACTGTTCATGTCTCCATATGGAATGCATCTGCTTAACGTATGCCGGGCGCATTTGCTCTCTCCGGCTTAAATGCCCTGAGCAATCGTGGTGAAGAACCATATTGTCATCGAGCAGAATCATTGCGTGGCAAGGGTCGGCACCGGGGAATGGCTGCCTGATTATTACGTCACCTGGCAGCGCTTCTCCCGGCGATACCTGATTGAAGCCATTGCGCGACATGTTGTTCAGATAGAGATTCTCCCCTCTCAGCCACCAGCCATTCGTCCTTTCGAAGTCAGGGAGTTCAATGCCGCACAGGTGATACGCATCACGGAATAGCGTGTAACAATCAGTCACTCCGTGCTCGAACCGCCTCCCCAAAAGGTAATCCAACGGCCTGAACGTTCTGATTTTCCCGTTACAGGCCAGCACCCATGGAAGGCCCGATGCAACCTGGCATTTACGGTCGGATCCGGACAGAACCGGGCTGTTCATTGGGTGAGAGTGGAATACCGCAGTCACCTCTCCAGCCTCCTCGGCCGCCAGCCACTCATCATCACTGATTCGGAAGTGCTTTCCAGGCTCCGGGTGAACATTCCGACAGCGGAACAACTGCCCGCCATCCAGGATTAAGCCGCACACCTCATCCTGCGACGATGCCGCATAATCGAGTAATTCCTGCATCATGAAACCTTCTGAGAGCCGGGGAAGCTGCTGATTGGCATTGGTTCCGGTCGTGGATAACGGAAGCGGCAGCCGCTACGGCGGTGAGAGCACTTATCTTTCGCCGGGTCAGTGGTTGGATTGTCGCGCTCATCTGCAACCGGCGGCCCGTCATATCCGCACCCGACGCCGCGATACAGCCACTGGCAGACGTCGGCAAGGATGGTTCGCGCCGGGATGATAGCATTGTCGCAGTCAATCGGTGTCGCCAGCGTGTAGGTCACCTGCTCGAACGTCTCTTCCGTCATCTCCTCAACAACGTAGCGGGAAACCGCTTCCTGCGTCGGATCTGCGTCAGGGTTGCCATTGGGGAAGTTCACCGCATCCAGGTATTTCACAGGAACCTGTCGCCGGGTGATAACAACTCCCAGCATGTCATCAAAGTCATGGTTAATGCCTGTCAATAATCCGGTAACGTTCGCTACTGCCATTGACGGACGGGCGTACGTGCCTTCGTTCTTTGACTCGAATCCCTCCACCGCTATCGGATATGCCTGGTACTGATTCCCCTTCCAGATCACATTTCCGTAATATCCATTGGTGCCGGAATGGAACCGGATAAGGTCTCCGCCAAAGGGTTGCAGGTCGGCTTCGAACAGGTCGATAAACGCGCCTACTCCGGCGTCGACGCTATCAATAATCATACTGGCTGGTATGTCGCGCACGGCAAACTCCCATAAAAAAAGCCACCAAGTGGTGGCTACTGTTTGAATATCAGGATGTTGCTTACTGATAACCCTGGTTAACGTGTAAGCTCAGCCCGTCAGTGGTGGGACACTGACGTAACCATCGAAGGGGGATGGCTGATTACCTCTGATAAAGGAAAAATAATGTCAGAATTGAAATTAAACGCTATTGACTTTATTTCTTTTGCGGTCGCTGGAAATAAATTTAAATTAAAAGCTAATTTGATTGGCCCTAATGACCAATTTCATTCGGTAAACCTAGATATAGCGCCAGATGAGATAAAGAATAAAACCATCGGTGAGATTGAAAAACTTGCTATTCAAGCCTTGCGTTCAGCTTGAATTACGGAAACTTGATCTAATTTCGCAGTGATTTGATTATAAGCACAGGTGTGAGCGCTAATAACTTCTTCCATCTGTGCTTTCATTGAATCAACCATAGCCTCTAACTCTTCAACACGTTGTTCTAAAGTCATAACTGTCTCCCGCCTTTCGGCTTATCGTGGTACTTGTTCAAAAGTGGCCGTCAGTTCAAACAGCGGCCCGGTCTTTGTCATATTCCAGGAGCGGCAGACAAACAGCTTCCGCACTCCCGTATCGGATGGCGTCCAGTAGAAAGATTCAACCGCACCTCTCGCCTTGAGGAATGCCTCTGCATCCTTCGCAGGGTTACTGCGGCACGCTCCGCTGACGCCGCGAAAGGTGAGCGAGTATTTATCCATCAGTGGATTGATACCCTTCACTTGTCGCTGTTCGTAACCGTCGCCGAGCTTAACGACGGCAACATTCGGCGTGCGCTCAACGGAGTAGGCTTTCTGCGGTGTCCATGTGAATGTTTCTGGCATGGATTACTCCCAATAAAAAACCCGCCGGAGCGGGTTGTGCAAATTTCACGGGCTGTTTAGAAGCCAGAAACTAACTTTTTCAGTTGAAGCTTGGCGTCCTCAGTGGCCTGAGATTCAATATCTGCAATGGAGGCATCTTTATTAAGCGGGAGCTTCACAAAGACACGAATACCTTCATGCGGCATGTCATAATCTTTGAATTCTACAGTCGCAAGAATACCTTGGCCGTTAACGTTATCGAAAGCAGTGATGCTGCCAACTTCTGTTTCAATCGCCATTTACTGGCTCCTTTAAATTATAAAAGAAATCAACGCTTGTTTCTGGGCTGTATCATACCATTTGGTCGGTTGGCTTGGTCATTGATCTGGAACAGGGCTACCTGCTTCATCGATTTAAAAATCCACGCCTTGGTCGCATCGTCTATGCCGCCAGTGGTGTTGATGGTGAAACTGACATTCTGGACAACGCTTGTCCCGCTCCCGCCCCCCTGCATATCTTTATTGCTGATAACCCGACCGTTATCACCCGGTATCATGTACTGACTACCATTGCTGGCCTGGAATATCTCTGGCTTACCCTTCTCACCTACCCGATACAGAGATCCGGCATCGACCGGACCACCGTTATAACGCGCACCAGCAACGGCCATTCCTTTGGCTGCCAGGAGAGAGCCAGCATAGGCCGTCTGACCAACAGCAGCAGCACTCCCCATTGTTGCTATAGAAGCACTCATAGCAGCAGGCGCCCATGCAGATGCAGCGGCGGTAGCCTGAGCCATTGTAGATGCCAGTGATGCGGCAGCAGCGGCCTGCCCCATTAACTGGCTCTTGACCCACTCAATCCCCATTTGCACCAGGCTACCGACAACGCTGTTGAGGATTGTCGTGCCGATGTTGGCGAAGGATTCTTGCAGGCTCTGAGTGCCGTTGAGCAGCCCGGTAATGGCATTGGTCGCCCCCCCCTGGAGAGAATCGATAGCGTCAGACATCAGCTGATTGGTCGTGCTCTGGTTGCGGTAAATCTCCCATTGCGCCGCAATACGAGCCTGCTCGTATTCGGTATTGGCCGCGTTCATCAGCTCGAGGCCGCGCTGAGTGATCTGACCTTTCTGCGTCTCAAACTGCTGGATGAGAGCCAGTTCCTGCGCGTGCTGGTTAGCCAATTGCTGAACCGGGTCGATTTCACCGAGAGCGGACTGCTGAGGCGTGACTACCTGCTGGGCACGGATTTTTGCCAATCTAATCTGATGATCTGCTTCCAGACGTTCTGAGGCTTGATCATATTGCTTTTTACTTATGAGTTGAGCTTTGAACGCCGCTTTGATTGCTGTAACTGAATCGTCATAGGAGCGATTCTCTGCATCTTCTGGCAGCTCTTGAATGGCGACAGCAAAACCCTTGGTCGCATCAGCCGCATCTAAAGCGGCTTGTTTATATTGCCTTGCCTTGCTTCTCTGCTCATCAGTAGCTTTAGAGCCAAGAGATTGCTCTGCTCGAAGAAGTTGCTGCTCCCTTGTCAGGGTTTGCGTCGAGTCTGCAACTAGTTCTGCCTCTTGCTTTAAATTCTCCAGTTTGTTAGCAATGGCTTCAGATTGCGTGGCTGATGTTTTAGATTCCTGATTATTTTTCTTCAACGCGGCAGTGTTACGCTCAGTTAAAGCATATTGGTCTTGCAATTGTTTAATGCGCGGATCGTTATTCTTCCAGCCGGCATCCTCTGCGTCATACAAAGCCATTTGCCTGGCTCGCGCCTCTCCATCAAGTTTTGATAGCGTCAGTCTTCTCTGTGCATTTTGCAGTAGTTTCTGAGTGGCTTTGTCATCGCCTGTCGTATCGGGAGCGTTGAATTCTCCACCTTTTTTAGCATCGCTTGCTGCCTTAGCTCTGATATGAGCTATTTCACCTTCGACCTGCTTTAACTGAACGGCGGCCTGAGCACGACGAGCCTGGAATACTGAGTCAGTCTCATACCAGCGCTGACCATCTTTAAGCTCAGAGTTTAATTCTTGCTGTAGCTTAATAAGCTTCGGCATTCTTGCAGCGTTGCCAGCATTATTGTTGTAGAAATTCAGGTTATCGGCAACGCTTTGCATAAGCCCTGCCAATGTAGATGTAAGTCCTATGGCATTATTGAGGTCGCTTATTGCATTCTTAAAAGCCACATCCAGGCTGTTCTTTGCCCTGTCGATACTGACAGGCATTTTACTAAATTCTTCATTAACATTTTGCGATTGCTTCTGAATTGCATTGAGAGCGTCCTGGGCTGTTAATTTGCCCTCGAGCATTCGCTGTCTTAACTGCCCAAGAGAGATACCGAGCCCTGCCGCTATCTGCCTGGCAAGCTCAGGCATTTGTTCAATTATTGAGTTAAATTCTTCTGCCTGGATGGTTCCTCTGGACAAAGATTGGCCGAACTGCCTTAAAGCGTTTGCCATTTCCTCAGATGACGACCCACCGATTGTGCCAATTTTTTGTAGGGTAGATGTCAGCTGTAATATCTGATTATTAGTTGCACCTGTTTCTTTTAGTGACGTAGTTAAGGACTCCCAGAGTCTTTGTGTTTCTCCGAGCCCGCTACCGGTTTCAGAGGCGATGACAGAAAGAGCCTCCATTGATGACTTTGCTGACTCGACACTAGGGCTAAGTCTCGTAACCCTGGCCTGGAGAGTGTTCATCTCATCACCAATAGATATTAGCCTTTTAGCCATGTCTATTGTGAAAGCTGCAGCAATCGCAACTCCTACTTTATTAAGCCCTGTACTAAGTCTGTCTGTCGCCCTGTCAGCGCGAGATAAATCCCCTTCCATTTTGGATGTTATGCGATTTACATCCTTTCCAGCCGTCAACAACTCTGCCGTATCAGCTTTAATTGTGTACTCAATATCACCGACGTTCTGCGCCATCATCGTTCTCCAGGCATAAAAAAACCCGCCAAAGCGGGTTTTTATTTATATTGTTTGTACTATTTACATTTGGTTTGAAGATCTTCTTCAGCGATGGCGCCTTGCTTAGAGAGGTCGTAAATCGTTGGGCCATCTATGGAGATCTGACTGGATTTTTCTACCACGGGTGCAATGAATACCAGAGAGGCTTTTTGGTTAGATTTGCTTACAACAGCTTTGCCACAGACGTTACCAAACCTGGCATACGCTGTATCCCTGTCATCAGGGAAAAATCTAACCTCTGTCACTGACTCTACTTTGACATCTTTTGGGAAGAACCCGTTCTGTACTTTTTTTTGTACTGCATTAACAATATCCGCATCAGTTGCTGCGAGAACAGCAGGTGAAGCTAAAAGTGCAACGATGAATAAATACCTCTTCATATCCCTATCCCCTTTGGTAAATGTGCCAAAAGAGTAGCAGGGATCGCGCGACGACAGAACAGTTACAGATCACTTGGTGACTAAAGCAATGAATAATGGAACGAGTATTGCAGATACCAAAAGGCCAACCAGCCATTTTTGGTTGTCGTCGATCTTATCAATGAACCGATTTTCCATTGATGATAGGTTTTGGTTGATGCTTTTCAGCTCAGATTCAATGCCTCGGATGTTTCGCTCTCGCAGTTCGTCTGTGGCTTCAAGTCTTGCAAGTCTCTCGCGTGTGTACATATCTCCTCCGTCACCACCGCTACCGCCACCACCATGTTTTGGGAAGTCTACAAAGTGAATATTGTCATCCATCTTGCTATTCATTAGTCCCTTTCCCTGAACCTGAAAGCTTCTGCTCCACCCACTTCAATACCGGCCACGTTGCAAAATGCATCGAATACGCACAGTTTTTGCATATCAATCGATACTCATATTTCACCAATGAGTATGGTGGCCCTTCTGTGTCGAGTTTTACTGGGATGGCATAAGTGCTGCTTTCGCACCCTTCAGGCCCTACAGTCATCGAACTGGCGTTAGGGATAGAAATATCATCACTACCACAAATTGGGCATATGACTGTTTTGACGCCGCGTTCGAAGAGATATTCAGAAAATAGCTCAGGAGTAACTTTCTCCAGCCGCCGCTGAAGGGTCAGTTGAAGTTGCATTTGGTGCTGTTTTTCGTCTTCCACGCTGATTCACCACGAAATGTATTTCCATGAATCTATCATGCGTGGCATTGCGCCATAAACTGTTCTTATATCCATAGCGACAGCAAAAGCCCACCTGAGTGGGCTACCCCTTCTTCTTTGCTCGCTTGCGGCGGCGTTCCTCTTTTTGCCTGGCCTCTGCCATCTCCATGAAAGTTTACATGATGGCGCTCCGCATCATATAGCTGACAAAGTGATGGTTAACGCAACCGTTGAGGCGCAATTGTTCTCCAAACTGATCCACCGAGGACAGCGCCTGCATAATGTCCTTTTCACCTGGCATGAACTCTGAGAAGTCGCGCCCCGCTCTGGAGGCGCATTCAATGACGCGATTATTCATGCGCTAAACCCTGGCAAGGTTAGCTGCAACTGGTCCGTTAAGGCCTTTATCTTCGCTAGCAGCACCGGCTTTTCATGCTTCCATCCGACCAGGCCGCTACCACAATGGCTGGCGTAGTCTTTTTTGTTATCAAACTCAAGAATGCTGAGATTGAGATCTGCAACCAGATCGCTCTTTCTTTGCAACTCCCCGGTAAAAAATTTATCAAGAATAATGAATGCGCCAGCCTCAAAGTCAGAGTCGAGGAATGCAGCATATTTATAAGCAATTAATTTGTGGGCAAAGGTTCCACCACCATTCCCCGGAATAGTGAGCGTCGGAGAATCAGGCAATTCCAAACTCTCGTTTTTTGAGAGTTTGAGTAAACTGCTGATAAAGCGCTTCGTGGAGGCGTTTCGCAAAAAGTACCACGGGCGTATCTTGTCCATATTCCGTTTAATCAGAGATGGTGCCAGTCCCTCTTCCTTGGCTTTAGCCGCCGCCACCCAGATATCAGTTAGGCATACCATATCGCCATCAAGGACACGGACAGGAGTACTGAACATGCATAAATGCGGATACAAAAAAGCACCGCTATTGCGAGGCTGGTTGTGTTGCTTCGAAGGAGATTAATGCGGTCCGTTCCGTTGCGCGTCGATAGCCAGCATTTGCTCGGCCCAGTCCATAACCTCGTCGTATTTCTCCTGAGTCGGCACTCTGGCTTTCTCTTTCTGCGGGAACTTGGCATTCATGGCGGCGCGGAAGCTGGTCATTGTCATGTTCCAGGCATCAGACTCGCTCATGCCGAGGTGAGCAACAGCGGTGTAGACGAATGACCGTACATCGAATTTGTCACTGTATTCGCCTTTTTTTCCTTCGAAATCCTCCGGCGGCTGATCGCCCATTACACCATGCAGAATAAGGTGGCGCGCCAGCTGGATAACGTCTTCAACTGGCAACGAGCCAGGCTTAAACAGGAGGCGCCCCGCCGTAGTCACTGAGTAAGAGCCGATGATTTCAGCAATGTCGCCTTCAGAGCAATGCCTGACTACGTTAGCTGCAGCTGCGGCCATTTCAGCAAAGCAGCGGGCATTGGCTGCCTTGAGAGTCTGGATGTCAGTAATTCTGTGCTTTGGATAATGACCCGCATGAACTTTCACGAAAGCATCAACGATTTGCTCAGGCGTTCCGATTCGGGACATAGCCAGGAATGAAGGGTTGAGGAATACCTCTTTGCCACTGGCGCGGACAACGGCCTGGCCGATATCGGTTATTGCTTTCATGAAACCTCTCAAAAAAAAGGGGCCGAAGCCCCTGATATCACGCTGCGTTGACAACAACCGTAGCAGACCCGGACGTCACGCTGCCCGCTGTGGAGGAAGACACCTGACAACTGTATGATCCGGCATCACCGGCAGTCACGTTTGCTTTGGTGAATGTTGCTGATGTTGCGCCAGAGATGTCACTACCACCCTTCTTCCACTGGTAAGTCAGTGCTGAATTGTCAGACACAGTCGCAGCCACCGACAGGTTCAGCGTATCGCCAACGGTCAGCGTGCGATTCTGTGGCTGGGTAGTGATGGTGATAGTTGCACCAACGTCGCGCACGTCAACCTGACCGGCACTGGAGGCTTCAATCGACCACGTGGCTACGTCATCATGCGGTGATTCATCCTGCCAGCTTGTTACCAGGAACGGGCCTTCAGTGATATCGAACGGCGAGATGATTTTCAGCCACACGTAAGGCTGGTTGCTGGTTTCTCCGGGCGGGTTGTAAACATGACGCTTCATTTCCTTCTGGCCGTAGATGGCTTCCTTGCGACTTACGCCGTCACCGGAGAAGGATACGTTTTTATACGTGACCAGATTTTCCTGGGTATACGCCGCGCTCTGGTCAGCGGTGGCGTCTGCGGTTTCCCACTCAACGCCGGTTGTTTTGCCACGCATCATGCCGAGGCGCTTGTACTGGCTCAGCGTGGGCTGAACCTCCGGGCAACCAATCGCAAAATAAACGACGACGTCACGCCCGGTGAATGCACCTGATTCGCATCCGGCCATAATTAATTATCTCCGTGTTATCTGGAAATGATGGTTTGAAAGGAAATATCGAAGAGGTAACGCCCTTCTTCGGTCTGGATGGCGGTGATGCCGCCTATTGGCTGCATCGAAATGATGCATTCGGTTTTGTAGTCGTCGATCATCGCCTGGCGGATGGCGTCGGCGCGGTCTTCAACCTGGTTAATATCGCTGTCGTTCTGACCTGACAGGAGGAGGATGCGGAAATAATCGCGGGTTATCGCTTCTTCTGGCTTGCCGCCACCGTTCTGCTGGATGACAAGGTATCTTTCCCCCTCGGTATTCTCCAACTCATTCCAGAATCGCTTCTGGACGCGATAACCGGCATCAAAGCCATGCGACTGCAACCACGCCCTCAGTGAGTCGTACACCTCGTTACGCGTCATACTTTGTACCCTTGCTTGATGATGGCCTTAATCTCGTTGAGGCCGTCGCGCTCGAAGCCTTTGCGGAGGAAGTCCGGCTCACCATCCGGATCCCAGTAATTGCCACTGCCATCAGGGCGTTGCTTACCTTTCAGTTTTCCCGGTGCGGCATTAACTGCGGCTGCGTAGTTTGCCGCATAACCCACCCGACCAATCATGCCTGATGGCATTGGCTCGAGTTTCTTATATTGGCTGTTGATGAGAAGTGATGTTTTAGCAACCGGAGTAATCAGCGCCGCATGGTTGGCCCCGGCATTCATGACATCATAGAGAACCTTCTCCGTTCGGATGCCAGCTATATCACTCAGCACCTTGCGGGTGTTCATCTGAACACGCTTGATACCTTTTACGGCCATGATCGCCTCACGTCAGAACTTTGTAGTCCGGCTCCTCGCCGAATGGTGACATATCCCATTCCGTCACCGCCTTGATGACGTTCGCGCCAGCTTTCAGCGGATCTGACTGCGCCGTTGTGTCACCTCTGGCGATATACCAGTCGCGCTTCGGAATGGTCGCATCGACGCCGTTACGCTTAAGCTCCGTGAAGAAAATCAGATTCGTGGTGAACTCTTTCCCACTGGCATCTACCGCAACTTCATTGTTTGCCGTCCAGGTGCAGTCAATCAGGTAGGGAGTTCCGGTTGTCCAGTTGCTGTTCCAGTCGTCGTAGACGCGCGGGTAGATGGTCGCAACGTTGGTGTAACTCCAGCGTGCTGTTTCAGACATTGCCATCCTCCCACCGGATCACCTCCGGATTCTCCGCCGCAACCTTCCGGCACAGCAGATACCAGTCACCGTTGCTTTTGACGTATCCGGTAACGCGCTTACCACTGTCGGTCATCACCCAGACTTTGACAAAAGGCTCCGGCAGCCGCTTCTTAACCGATATCCAGGCCATTACTTACTCCCGCTGCACATGCAACCACCCTTGCCAATCCAGATACCAGCAAATGCGGTATTTGTCGGGTCAGGAGGGATGAGGTCATTAGCACAGCCGTGTTTGTCAGCGCCACGCAACAGCGCCAGCGCCCCTTTCCAGCGGTCGGCAAACGACTGATACCGGAATGAACGCGATGCACCATTGGGTGCGGTCTGGGAGCTGATGTACTTATCGCCTTGCCCCAGGCCCATAAGTGCAAGCAAATACATCTGGATTGCCAACGCCTTTGATGCCGGGTAATGCGCATCGAGGCATTCCTGAATGCTGTTAACATCGTCCACTAACGCCTGAAGCATGAAGTCAGGAAGATTTATTCCCTGGCTCTGCAAATACTCTTTGGCCTTCTCCAGCGTTACCATAGCTATTCCAGCCCTGATAATTTATTGAGTTGCAGATCGCAAAGCGCGCGAAGATGCTTCAGGAGAATCAGCCGTTCCACGCTCGACGAGTCTTGAACCAGTTCGGCGGTGCTGGATATCGCCAGACTGATCTCATTGGCGACGCTCAACGATGAAATCTCAGCAAACTGCGTGTACGGCAATGGTTGCTTCATATCTTCTGGGATCATGTTATGCACCTTATTAGCCCCGCCGGAACGGGGCATAAAAAAAACCGCTTTCGCGGCGGTTATTCAGCAGGGAAAAGCTTTTCGAGTTCGCCATCTGGCAACAGCTCACTGAGCTTTTCAGCGCCCAGATTGCCTTTGTACTCAATACCCAGTTCGGTCAGCCGAGCCTGGATAATCTCTTTTCGGGATTTCACATCCGTGCCAGCCTCTGGCGTCGCCGGGGTTAAAGCCGCATCGGAGAGCTTAATCACATGAGGTTTCAGCGACGGATGCAGTTTCTCAATTTCAACCACATCACCGACGCTCACGCCATGCCATGCTTTGATTACCTGGTATTTAGCCATGTCGTTCTCCTTATGCCAGGTTGGCGGCGTAGACCACGCCGGACAGGCCTTCGCCGTCTTTCTTAATTTGTAGACCCTCAGCGCTCATAATCTGGAAATTATAATTCGACTGAGGCATCGGGCGTGGCAGAGGGACAACGCCGACGGCCATACCGACCAGCGGGGAGATCACGTCCTGACGACGCTCATAGGCGAGGAACTCATTGCCAGACAGCGCGTAGGACATCTGGATGGACTTCGCAGGAATGAACTTGCTGATCGCATCCAGAACGGTTCCGCTCAACAGGGCATTGGTGCCGGTGTTGATGTCTACCAGATACGGCTTCGCCATGTTTGCCCACACTTCCGGGCTGACCCACAACTTGTCGTAAGCGGTAACTTTGTTGCGGCGAGCCGTCAGGCCGAACGGTCCGGTTGGGCCGAAGAAGGCCAGCAACTGAGCCGGGGTTGCGGTGGTGAGATCGATATTGGCGCCGCCCGCTACGCTGCCCAGGTTGATCTTCTGCGTATTGCGGTGGTTTTTCATGCCCTGAGCTGGCAGGCCATCAACAACAATGCTGGAGTCGCCGTTCAGATAGAAGTTGACGCGCTTCTTGTGGAATTTGCGCATCTTCGCGGACTGAGACTCCAGCACCAGATCGATACCAACAGTGTTCAGCCCAGCAGCATGACGCCAGTTGACGCCGTAACCGGCAGTGAATACCGGGATCGGGTCGCCATCAGAACCGAAGTTCGTGTGGTCGAAGGAATACGACGCCTGGCCATCGATGCTGATAGAAACGTCATCAGCGATATCGCCAGACACGTTATACAGCTTCGCGGTTTTCCCGATAGGCAGCACAGTCTGCACGCCCATCAGGTCATTGACGATTTCCATGCCAATTTCCTGATCGCGCATCTGGATAATCTGGCGGTCAATCTCGGCCCAGAACTCACGGGCGAAGCCACCTACAGCGTTAGCTGCCAGCATTTCCGGGGTCATGCTCTGGCGATATGAGTTAACCATCATGTCGTGATGATGGTTGAAGATGTTGCGGTTGGCCCACAGCTCATTCCAGTGCCCGCGCAGTCGGCTGTTAGCAGCCAGTGTTTCGGGGGTAAAATACATTCTTGCTCTCCTTTACTCGCCGCCGCCGGTTGCCGGTGCAGCTACAGTGCCAACGCGCATGCGCACGCGGATGAAATCGGTAGTGCTGGCCGCAATGGTTGCATCATCCTGGCTGTAGCCAATTACCGAATCGGTATCCGCCGTTGCCTTCGTGAACTTACCATCTGCGCCCAGCTTGATCGGGTCGTCTTTGGCGTAGGTTCCGGCGACGCAGAGCAGCGCCAGCTCGCGGCCTTCTTCGACGTAGTTGCCAACAGCGGAATCACCAGCGGGAACAGCCTCTGTGATATTCAAGCCCTGATGGTAGGCCACGTCGATGATGTAGATGCGACCGGTCAGCGCAGTTGCCTGCGCAAACTGATTGTCGCCATTGATGACAGCAGCCGTACCAGGCAGCAGTGCTGCGGCGGCGGCGCGGGTTTCGGTCTTGTACAGAGACTGACCGTCGATATTAACGCGGCGATAACGTGCCATTAGTCTGGCTCCTTATTTCTTGAAGTATTCGTCAGGGTTCGGCGCACCGGTTTCTTTCTGCTGTTGCGCAGAGTTAGTGCCCAGCGGAGCAGCTTCGCCCAGCGACTTGAACATTGCGTCCAGAGCTTCGCCAGACAGGGCGTTAGCCACAATATCGCCGTGAACTTTTGCCACCGCTTCACGTTTCGTTTTCTCTTCCGCGCGTGAGTTTGCAGTCAGGGTTTCGGTCAGCTTGTCCTGGTTGGCCTGTAGCGCATCAACCTTCTCCGCCAGAGGCTTAATAGCCTTTTCGGTATTGGTGGCGACGGCCTCGCTAACCATGCTGCCGATTTGTTCCAGTTCTTCTTTGGTTAAAGGCATGTCGCCCTCCGTTTTGTGGTTTGGTGCAGGCTGTTCCTGCGGTGTGAAAAAAGATTTGAGTTTGTTGACGACAGCAACCCATGAACTCTGGCGCTGAACCTCTGTCCCGGTATCATCAAAGACAATCTTTCCGCCTTCAGACTTGTATCCGTAAACCTTCGGCTCGCCATTGTTGAGGATGATTACCGCTTGCGAGTCAGTGAAGTCAGCCACCCAGGCGTATTCTTTCTCGCCAGGAGCGAATTTATCTTTCGCTGCCTTCTCCAGCCTCCGCTCACGCTCGCGATAGGTTTCCCCCACCAGAGCGCCGGAATTAGCTTTCAGTGGAGTGGCAAGATCAGCATTTACCATCATCCCTACCCCCTGTTCTGGCGTAGCTGCGCCAACCTCATCCAGAAGGATGGCGTCATGGTCCATCGCGTGAATTTTCGCAACCCATGAAGCCCCCTGAGCTTTCTGCTCATCGTTCGCTTCAAGCTCCTCCAGGAATACGGCAACGCTGGTATGGATTGGCGGAACATCCTCGCCTTTCTCCAGCGCTTCAAGACGCTCAAGGAGGCGCTTTCCGTCATCCGTGCGCTTTGCCACTTCTGTATCGATCCACTTCTCGACGTAGACGCGGTTGCCGGACTTCTTGACGTTTTTGTTCCATGCCCCTACATAACCCACATTCAGCCCCTCAGGACTAAAAGCAGAAACAAACTGACCGTTGAACTGTGGATGTCCAAGCGGTGCCAGTGTCCCCTCCAGGCCACTGTAGTGCTGGTCAATCTCACTGGCCGGATACAGACCGCCGTTCATGACCACGTTCGCCGGAAGGGTGTAGGAAGGAACAACCCAGTGCTCGCGTCCGTTGTGCTGTTCGCGCCGGATGGCCTTACTGTTCACCTTCGAGGTGACATTAACTTGCATTGGCATGAGTTAACCCTTAGCCCATTGGTAGCCACGGGCTTTCATTTTGTTAAATGTTTTCTGAGCTTTATCGATGATGGTGTCACTTAACGGCTTGCCGCTTTCATCGACCATAACCGCGATCGTGGAGCATTTGCAGTTCACGCCGTTTGCATCCTTAGCCCACCACTCCCGCTGCTCTTCTGCGGTATACAGATGGGCGTGACGCGCGGCATGGGTGCTTCGGGTCGTCGGGCTGAGCGCTGATATGTGCATCTGCTTTGTACGGATGCCATATCGTTCTCTGGCTTCGTCGTCTTCGTCCAGGCGCGCACGGCGCAGCGCGGTGGTAATCTCCGTCCTGGCAATACGATTAGCCCGGCGAGACTCAATCCCCGTCTGCTCAGTAAGGCGCTTAGCTATCTCCAGTGGATTTTGTCCGCGACCAAGTCCATCGGTCAGTATCCGCGCCATATCTGCTTTCACACTGGCGCTGAGGTTCTTCATTTCCTCGAAGGCGCGAGCGCGAACCAGAATCAGCCTACGTCGGTACGGTTCGCTGAGAAGGATTGTCGATACGCTTTCCTGTCCGGCAGCGTACACGGCTGATTGCTGCGCCAGATTGGCAAACTCCTGCGCCGTGCCGCGCTGATACGCCGGGTTGACGTAATCAGCCCAGAACCAGAATCCTGTCTCGTTATCTGCACCCAAAATCTCATCAACCAGCAATGAGGCATTGCTGAGGAGCATTGATAGCTGGGTGGAATCGAGGTCGAAGGTGTAACGCTGGTTTACTGATGGCGATGCAGGAATGCGGTCGAGGATGTCCTTGTAGGCTTTGCCAATTCGCTTCATTCGCCTGGCGAACTCGCCCATTGCTCCGCGTTCAAGGCGGTCAGCGCCTGTCGGGTCTTTAAGGTTCCCCGGAAGTATCGGTGACTTCGCTTTCTTCTTCGTCATCATCTACCTCTGGAAGTGGTTCTGGCGAACCCTCACACCCGGCGGCCACGCGAATTTCTTCACCAGTAAACACCTGCTCACCCGTGCCGATGGAAGCGCTGTTGATTTGCGACATCTTCTGAGCTGTATCCAGTTTTTCACTGTCGCTTTGCGCATTGAGGTCGTCCCAGATAACGGTCTTCTGACTGACCGGATCGAGGATGCTTAATTCGATCAGCTTGTCGCAGAAGTCCTCAATCTCGAATGACAGGTCGCCACGGCGAGACTGGCAGCGAGTATTGAAGTATTTCTGGTCCTCAGTGCTGGAGCGCTCGGCCTGCTGATTACCAACCAGAATGCGCGTCGGGATATCAACTCCGGCGGCAGCGGTTTGTAGGTTGACGTTATAGGTCGCTGACGGATCCGCTACAGCACTCACCAGCGGTGTGACCGTGGCCCCTTGAGTTGTCATCAGGACATCGTTACCACGGTTAATTTCGCCAGCAACTTCGTTGAACTTGTCCTGCAACTCGTCAATGCTCACGCCATAAAGTGACGCGAGATTGTTGAAGTCGATTTCTTTTTCGAAGTTAACGTTGAGCTGGCGAGCTGCGTTCTTCAGGAATGATTCGCCTGAACCACCCTCTACTTTCTCCAGGCTAACAAATGCGTTATAAGCTGGCTCAAGGAAGCCAATAGCATCGTCTGAGTAATCACCAAGGATGAAAACGCGATCGGGGTGGATGTTGACGCGGCGACTTGAACCATTCGGCAACCGCTCAGCGTACTGCCACATCTTCGGCTGTCCGTAGGTTTTCGAGTTCAGGCCAGTGTCCCAATCACCAACTGTCAGAGAGCCTGCCCATGCGACAGTAACCTTCTGGAGCATCTTGCCTTTCGTTACAGGCTGATCCCAGGCGAGGGAGTCATTGACGTGCAGAAGGATGCCTGCATAACGACCGACAAGACGGCGGCGATCAGCGTCTGCGAACGAGCGCCAGAACCGGTTGGTGAATATCTGTTTTGACTTTTTCTCCCAGGCGGTTTCTTTGCGCTTTTTGTCTGCCTGATCACCCTCGATGATTTCCGGGTTCGTCTGCCAGCACTTGCCCACCAGCTTCTCAACTGCTCCATGGGCAATGCCGCCGCGTCGATACAGGGCGTAGAGGTTTTCGTAGGTTACCTGCTCAGGGAATCCATATTCAGCCCAGGCACAATTTCGCTTGGCGTCCAGCCCCATCGAAGGGTTAAGCATCCCCATGCGGGCGCGAGCAAGCATGGCGTCGTTAATCGCGTGATTAACCGCCAACTGTAATTTATCGTTCATGTCGTGTCCGTTGATTATCGAAGGCGTTTCGGAATCATCATCCCGGCCATCTGACCTTTGCGCTTAATGTGTCCGTCGAGGCTGTATCGAATACCATCCCAGCAATGCTCATAACCATCGGCAAGCTTAGGCAACACCTCACCGGTGATGCGGTCCGTTTTGTACGACCACATGCGAGCCTCTCGCGCTACGTTCTTGCAGCGAGGATGGATAATGATTTCGTCGAATCCGCGAAGATGTGCGATCCCATCCTCAACACTACCCTGCCACTTCTCGGCGGCTGAGATATTGAAGCCCTGCCGTTTGAGATAGCTAATCGTCTCGGGTCGAGCGGAGTCGGCCTTGATGGGCCAGTCACGCGATCCGGGGATTGTGTCGTATAGCTCTGGCATGTGGTCGAGCTCTGTCTGCTGACCGTATGCCTCGTACTCAATGTACAGCCGGTTATGCAGTATGAACGAGCGCACCAGAGTGTTCGGGTCTTTAGCGAAACCGAAGTCTGCACCGAAGAACAGGCGATCAGCTTCTTTCCAGAGATTTTCTGAGAACTCAGCGATCCGGTATTTGCCGGCCAGAACCTGCTTGTCGGAGTTTTCGAGGTAAGCCCCTTCCCACACCCATGCGTATGTCGCCGGGTCGAGGCGGCGCTGATCGTTCTGTCGCTCACCTTCAAGCACGTCAGGGAACCACGGGTTATCCGTATAGTTCATCTCAACGGTAATGCAGTCGTCGCCGGCTTCTTTGCGGAAACGTTTATCCGTGGCGCTACCGTGGCGCTCCGGGTTCCACGTCACCCAAATCTCTGAGCCTTCTTCACGAACTGTCGGGCTCAGCTTCTGCCAGGCTATTTCGCTTACTGATTCAGCCTCATCTACCCAGCAAAGCAGGATGCGTGCTTTCGACTTGATGCTGTCGAGGTTATGCCGGAGACCGCAGAACACGTAGTTAACGCTCTTGTCGATGGTGCGGATGTACTTCTCGCCGATGTCAAAGTTGGAAGCCAGCCATGGTACAGACAGGATCGCCTGTTTCACCTCCTGCATGCTCGACTCTTCCAGCGAGTTCATGAATTCACGCGCACAGAGCACCACCCCGCTTTCACCGTTCATCATCGACTGATACGCCTTTACGGCAGTCATCAGCGCGAATGTGCGCGTCTTGGCGCTGCCACGTCCACCGTGCGAGCACCGGTAACGCTTATTCACGGCGGTGAACAGTGGCGCAAGCTTCGCGGGGATCGGCAGTTGAACGGCGTTACTCATGCTTTCGGCTCAACGGGTAGTAGCTGGATGATTGTCGGCTGCGGAGTCATGCTGCCATCAGGGCTTGTATGCTCGACTTTCTGGCGATTGGTGTAGGCATCGCCCATTTCTTTGGCGGCCTGCTCGATAAGCTGCGAGGTCATGCCGTAGTTCTTCATCTTTTCAGCATTGGTCGCCATTCGGTCGAGAACGCGTAACCGGTACGCTTTGTTCGCGATCGGGATGTCGGCGATCTCATTCTGGAATCGTTTACGGGTGGAGTCGAACAGGTCAATCCACTTCTGGCTCAACTTGGCCGCCATTGCGTTGCCTGGCGTATATTGCGACACCTGCTGCCGTGAGACATCAATGCCATATTCAGCCTTTACAAGCTCAATGACTTTTACCGGGGTCTCGTAGCAGGCGAGTGATTGAACGATGAAGGCTTTAACCTCTGTCGATAATGCTGCCACAGGCTACCTCCATGACAATCTGAATAAAGCGTTACGCCAGCTTCAACATGCACGTCCCGCATGACCTGGCTATATCGATGTGAGCCACTTCTGCTGGCGCATTGGCCGCATCAACGAGATCCTGTACTTCTTTGCTGGCACCGTATCGACGTACAACACCAGTGAATTCTTCGACGTCGTGGCCGCGCAGTGTAAGCACTGGCTGCCCGGTATCTTTATTGAACTTAGGCGCGCCGAAATCATCGGTGGCCTGGGCAATGTGGTAAAGCTCATGCTCTACCAGGGCGCAGAATTCAAGGTCGCTGCATTGTGAGCAGTAGTCGGCTGCCAGCGTGATGATGAACTTCGGGATGCGCCCGAACCATTCATACATCTGCTGTTCCATTCTGGCTTTCTGCCAACCACCTGCGCGGAGCATTACCTGTTCGGCCTGTCCGAGAACGTAGCGCCCTTTCTTCGCGAATGAGTCAGAAGCCCACATAAAACACAAATCAGCTTCCATTAAATGGGCGTGGTCTGGGTTATGGATGCTTCCGCTATCGCTGAGGATTTGATGGCTTATCCAGTCATGCACTTCATTGGCGGGAATCAATCTGGTGTAGGGCTGCCAGTTATCAGGGCCAATGAAATTAACTGGTGGAAGTGGCCTGCGCTCGTCTTCGTTCACCATGAGTTAATCCTGTTTTATATACGGCAAAAATGCCGAAAACATTCTGTCGAGCAGATAGCAGTAGGTTTCGTTTGCGTCTTCCGGCTTGGTCGTTACGCCCACATCAGAGCAGACGTAAAAACATACGTGAGCGCATTCGTGAACGAGAGTTGATATCTGCTGATCGAATACTCCAATCAGGTAAACTCGCTCTCCCGTATCGGTGTTTTCATAGTTGTTTGCCAGTCCACAGTTGAATGGCCTTTCCTCTCCGCTACCACCAAGGAATTTATCAGCGTGCTGAAACTGTTCTCTGGTTGTTGCGAGGTAGACATGCGCACTTTGAAACAGCGGAATGGTGAATGCCGGAAGTCTGTGCCATTTGGCTTTTGCCATCTGTTGCTCCGTCATTATCCGTTGCAGGGGTTATTTTTGATTTATCCGCTCAGGGGGATATCCATTATCAAGCCCACCCGAGGATGAGCTTTGGAATGGAAAGCCGTTGTGAAAGAGGCTCTCAAAACCACAAATCTGTGGTTATGCGGCCAGGCGGTGCTGCTCTTCGATAAGTGGCTGACGATGGTTACGCTCGAACATGCCGCGCAGCACTTCTTTGCGTTGTTCGAAGTCCCACCCCATGCTGATGAATACCGTGTTGGCGCGCTGTAGCTCGGTGATGCAGTGAATTTGTTCCGGCGTCAGGTAATCGCGGATCGGCTCTTTCTTCCCGATTTCGTGATGCACACGGAACTTGGCCGCCGTCATGCCCAGCGCCAGCCGGTTAATCAGGTCAGCTTCGTTGCTGAAGTGATGCGGGGCGATTTGCTTACCCTGCGCCTCACGCTCATGCTTGATGGCGTCGGTCATGGGTTTGTATTCCAGGCGCGCGGAGTTGCGGTCCATCTTCTTTTTCGCCAGCGCACTGCGCATAGTGAAGAATTCATATACCAAGCGCTTTTTGAATTCACGCACAACTTCATTGTTTCGCATGTAGGTGATCAACAGCGTGGTTTGCTGTTCGTTTAGCAGTGCTATTTCCTGCTTCTGCATGCCTCCATCGGTTTGAAAGGGTCGCATTTCAAATTCCACCCTTCCGAACTCTTCGAGGTCGCTTTTGTACTTCCTGATGAGTTGAATCACTGGCTTGTGATCCTTCATGACACCACTGGCGGTCATTATGCTCGTAACGAGATACCGTCTTCCCGTTCTGGTTCATCACGTAGGCGACCTCGCCAGGTTTCAGGAATACATTTTTGTCCATTCCCGATACCGCGATGCTCTGCTGCCCCGGATTGAACCCTACACTCAACCCGCAATGAATCTCTTCACCGCCACCTGGCGACATTACTTTTACTGTTAACATGCTTCTTCTCCTGCTTCTTCTGGGAATAAAAAAGCCCGACCGAAGTCAGGCTCTGTTATTTGGGTGACGAATCACTTCAGACATTGGGTAGTGATGTATTCCTGAAGCGTTCTTAATGCTGTTTGGTCGCTGAGGATTCCGGATCGGATACCGAGAACGTTTCGTCCAGCAACATCAGAGAGTTCGACGGTGGCATCATTGCCCACGCGGGAGGCGCTGGCGGTTTCGGTTGAGGCTGGCACTGGACACCTGCCTTTGACGAGCACCCGACCACCATTATCAAGCTTGCGCTGCAGAGCATCATTTTCAGCTTTTGCATCGGCTAATTCCTTCGTGTATTTTGCATCCAGTGCAGCAACATCGCGCTGCCGGGTTGTCATATCAGTGATAGTTGCGTTGGCCAGACTGAGTTTCTCAGTGGCCTTATCGCGCTGGTCTTTATAGGTGATGGCGTTATCGCGGTAGTGGTTCACGAGGAGCGCCAGCACGCCGATTAACACCAGCACCAGCAGCTGTAACCAGTAATGCTTAACCAGCGCGCCAATCATGACAGGAACAGAGCCCGCTCTGCCTCCCGGCGACGGGTCAGCCCGTTCAGGACTTTGCCACCAGCTTTATTCCAGCGCAGGAACTCATCGGATGCACCAGCGTAATCACCAGCGTTAAGTTTACGCAGCAGCGTCGATGTCGAAAGAGAGCGAGCGCCGAGGTTGTACGTAAACGACACCAGCGCATCGAACTGGCCCTGAGTCAGTCCAACTTTGACCAGGCGCGAGACGTCATTTTCGTAACTGACCAGCCCGGTCTTCAGGAGGCGATCTGCCTCTTCCTGCTTGATGACCATACCAGCGCGGATCTGCTTTCCATCAACAGGCTGAGTCCAGCCGTAACCGATCGTCCACACGCCGACGCTGTCCTGATACGCAGTAAGCTTGCAGCCTTCGAACTCTTTGATCAGAGCAATACCTTTATCACTGGTTTGCATCACCGCCTCCAAAGCGAGAATTAAACACCCGTGCAGCCATAACCTTCACCTGCTCTACGCCAACAAAACCGAGTGCGCCACCTATAGCAATCGACAGGGACTGCGGAAGGTTGAAGTAATCAAGAGCTGACACAGCAGTAAGGGTCAGAGCCCCGCAGATTGCCCCCTCAAGTAGCATTTTCTTCCATCCGCCACCGCCGTAAGCGATTCGTAATGCGGCCATGGCAACCGATAGCAAGACGGCACCCATCGGCGTTTCGCCACGCCACCAGCTGTGGAGTAGTTCGATAAACTCCGTCCAGGAGTGGGGATCGTTATGCATTTTCATAGTCTCTAACCTCCGGCTTAAAAGCGGGGGCTGTGTGTTTGAAAGGGGGCAGGCCCTCTGGACGATTTAACAAGTAGGCATGTCGAGGATGGTTCCCGGGACCTTAATATTTACCTCAAAGAGGCATATTTTAATTTTGGCAGCGTGGTTGGCTCACTTTGAGAGACTCGATCTTCTTGATAAGCCCTCTGTGGAGCTGTGGATGCAACTGATCGCAGAGACTCTTATAGCCATGCGCAAGACTCATTTTTTCATTGAACCAAGCGAGATGGGCAAGGTATGGGTCTTCGAACATACCTAAATGCTTGTTCTTACCATTAACCTTTATATCGGCCTGAAATTTTGTTGAGCCTTTTTTTAGGCAAACGCCAATGGGATAATCACCCCTCCGAGCACCCCTTGAGGTAACAAAGCTATTGAGCGCCTGCGGGATAAAGATGCATGTTTTACTGGAATAAACTTTGTTACCGGGGAAAATGAGATCCTTATCAAGCTCACACCCAGGAATGTATTTCGCGTCGTAAAACTTTTTAAATTCGCTAAAAAGATGCCACTCTTCATCAACAACACATCCTTCATAGCTAGGCCTGTAACAGACCCCCTCCCCATAACATCTCTTAAGCATCCCATGCCAAACTCTATATGCTCTTATTTTCTTCCCATCCACAAAAACAGG